CGTATAGCCACGCGGCTGGCGTGACCTTCGGTAACTTACCTACTGCGATAAAGCAAGCCGCTATTCTCGTTGCTACCGCGTTTTTAAAGGTTCGTGGCGATAACTCTTTAACTATGAATATTACTTATACACCTACTACTAACATTGAAGCGGCTCAACGTTATGGCGGAGATATTGCTATGGCACTTGAAATGGTTAGCCTTTATCGGAGAGTTCGTTAATGGCTGGTCGTTCTGGTGTTCGGGATACGTTATTCAAATTTCTATCAAATCCACAAATACCTACGTTAAATCAAGTTTTAATTTCTTTTCCAAAGCGTATTAATTTTCAAGTTAATAGTCAGCCCGGTCAATTAAGCCGTTCTGCGGTAGTTATTTTTATCCAGAGTGAAAACGAAACACGCCTTGCTATCGGTGGCGCACATAACGGCTGGAAGCGTGTTGATTATTCCGTTATATTACAGATTTATCACCACAGCCTACAACGCAACGCTACCGACGCTATGCTGGATTTTGATACACTTGTTGATAATATTAAGACTAGGTTACGCTCTGACCATAACTTCGGTGACGAAAGCGGCACTTTAGTTTGGCAAGGAGCAGAACCTATTATTAGCGCGACCTACGGCGAACCTGCCACAACGGAAGAGGGCGCAACGGAAACGTTTGCGGAACTTCAGTTTGACGTAACCGAAATGGTACAAGCATAAGGAGAACAAATGAAATATAAATATAACGGAACAGATGAGCGCGTGTTCCCTTCGCTTGGAGTTTTAGTCAAACCAAACGAAGAATTTGAAGCGCCTGATAACTTTAGCGCACCAGATGTTATTCCAGTTGGCGCGGCTAAATCAGCAATTAAACCAGCCACAGCAACGCCTTTGGCAGAAAAGCAGGAGAGTGAATAATGACCGTACAAGCCTCGGTGCGTTCTTATGTGGGTATCGCCAAAGAAGCCACAAAAGGAACAGCAGTAGCACCAACCGATTTCATACCAGTAGCAAAAGACAGTTTAAAACCAGTAGATGTTATTGACCCACTTTACGATACTGGTTTGCGCGGTTCTAATGTAGTTAATTACAACTATATTCCGGGCAGAAAACGTTCCACATTTGATTACGGCGGCGCAGTATTTGCCGACACAATTGGATATTCATTAGCAGGAATTATGGGTGCGTGTGCCACATCTGGCGCGTCAGCACCTTATACACACACCATTTCTTTGCTAAATTCTTTAACTTCTGGAACAGATACACAACCAATTTCTTACACACTTACCGATTTTTATGCGGTAAATGTTCGTAGATTTCCAGGCTGCCAATTTTCTGATTTCTCATTGAAGTTTAACGCTGACGGAATGTTGGAATTTGATACAAAGACCACAGGTTTTTCTTCAAGCACAACAACCGACCCAAGCCCTTCATTTAGCACAGTATTGCCAACTCCTGTATGGCAAGGAACTGTATCTATCGGTGGTTCAGCAGTTTCATATTCAATGGAAGGAAATATTGATATGACACGTGCCGTTACACCAATTTACGGCATTAGCCAGACACAAAACCCTTTCCAAGTATTTCTAGGACCACTTGAAGTAACTGGAACAGTTAAGTTCATTATGACTTCTGACGCTGAACTAACACGTTATCTAACCAACACACAACCAGCAATTGTTCTTAACTGGGCATACGGCGCTGGAGCAACTGCTGTTCAAATTCAAGCAACAATTACTAAGGGTGCTTATACCGCCGCCGCAGTTGAACGTGGTGACGATTTTGTATCCGTAACAGTAGAACTAAACGGACAAGCAAATACAACTGACGCTGGTGCGTCTGGTGGATTTTCTCCTATCAAGTGGGTTCTACAAAACGCAAAGGCTTCTGGCACTTACGCATAGCCAGAATAGAAGTGTTGAGGGGGTTGGTTGAGTAGGTCGCCTTCCCCTACTCCCACCCCTCAACACCTTATTTAAATAAATCGGAAGGCAACTACGGAAGGAAATAAAATGGCTAAGAAAGAAGTAGTTTTACCAGTAAGCAAGGCAAAGGTAACTCTAAAAGACCCAAAGGAACTAAAGGTAAAAGACCGCAAAAAAGTTTATGCTAACGCGGCAAGTGCTGAACAAGGCATTATGCAAGCGTTATCGCTAACTGATGGACTTATTGCCATAATGGTTGATAGTTGGGATTTAGAATTACCAATTCCTTCGGTCAAAATTTCTGTTTTAGATGAAATGGAAATGGCGGATTACGATTTTCTAACAGAACAAACTAAAGAAGCACAAAAGGTTTTGTTTCCAGCGTTAGCGGAAAACGAAGAAACCACGAAAGATGTTGATAGCCCTTTCGGCAACTCCAACGTTTAAAATGGTTACTTGAAGGCGGCGAACGCCACGAAGCCTTTACTTATCCAGATGAACAATGGTTCTATTTTCTGTTAGCAAAAGAGTTTGGCTGGACACCTGCGCAAGTAGATGAACAGCCAGCCGCACTTGTGGACTGGTTGGTTCATATTTCAGCAATAGTGAAAAAGGTGGAAAGTGATAACGTCAAATCTGAAATTAGTTAGAGAAAGCGTTACTAAAGCCACGAAATCTATTGACGAAGGTGCGCGTAACGCTCGTGACGAAATGATGATGGCATTAATCCAATTATCTAAAGAAGAAATTCAAGGGCGCAGACCAAAAGGTGAAAAGGCAACGGCTGGACAACCGCCTATGAATAGAACAGGTAATTTGCGCCGTTCAATTCGTGGTGAAAAAATAACAAAAGGTTTTGCTAAGTATGAAGCCATTGTCGGACCAACAATTATTTATGGTCGCGCGGTAGAATTAGGTGGTAATTTTGCGCCACGCTCTTGGAAAGGAACTACTGCTATGCGCGGTTTCCCATATATGGCACCTGCCTTTAAAAAGTTCCAAGTGCTTGCGCCTAATATTGTTCGTAAGAACCTTGCCATAGGCGGTAAATAATGGCTGGTTTTCTCCCACCTGCGATATTTGAAATTAAGGCTATTGCCGACCAAGCAATTGCTAAGTTTCAAGATGTTAATAATGAACTTGAAAAAATGGACGGACAAGCCGCTAAGGCTGGTGGAAGCATTGACAAAATGCAGAAAGTTAGTGGTATTGCCACCGCCGCCTTAATTGGTATGGGAACAGCGTTTGCTGGTTTTGCCGCTATTGGTATTAAGGAAGCGCAAGAAACTGAACAAATATTTACAAAGTTAGGCGTAACGCTTTCTAATCTTGGTATTAGTAGTGCCGCAACGCGAGCGCAAGTTGAAGAATTATCTGGTAGTTACGTCAAACTAGGATTTGGCGGAGATGAAGCGGCTTCGGCATTAAACGTATTATTAAATTCAACTGGCGATTTAGCGGAATCACAAAAACTTCTTGCTATATCTGCCGATTTAGCGCGTTTAAAAAATATTGACTTAGGAACTGCCGCAAGTATTTTAGGTAAAGCAAGTAACGGAAGCACCAAAGCATTTAAAGAATTAGGAATTACTTTAGATGAAAGTTTGCCTAAGAGCGAAGCATTAAAGAAAGCGATGGACGAATTAGCCACACAAACTGGCGGTCAAGCAATTGCTTTTACTAAAACTTTTGCTGGGCAATTAGTAGTAATGAAAGAACAATTTAAAGATAGCGCGGAAAGCGTAGGTTCTTTTTTATTACCAAAATTAAACGCCTTATTACAATTATTAAATAATGGAATTGCTTTTGTTAAACGTAACGCAGAAGCGTTTAAAATTTTCAAGCCGCCACATTAATTCTTACTGGACAATTTAAAGCACTTAATACTGTTATGAAATTAAACCCTATTGGATTAATTGTTACTGCTGGTGTTTTATTAGCAGGTATATTTGTAATGCTTTGGAACAAATCTGAAACTTTCCGTAAAGCAGTTATATCGGTTGGCAAAGCGGGATTAATGGCGTTTTCTTCCATTATTCCTATTTTGGGCAAAGTAGGCGAAGCCATACTTAAAGTGGTATTTGCTCCGCTTAAAGCATTACTTACTGCATTATCCAAACTTCCGGGCGTAGGTAAATTTGCTAAGGCTGGATTAGATATTCTTAATAAAGGATTAGACGGCGTTTCCGATTTGGCTGATGGCGCGTCAAAGAAGGCTAAAGAGTTAGCGGCTAATCTTGATAAGTTAAATAAACCCATCAAAATTGGTGGCGGTAAAGGTATTGAAGTGCCTGATTTTGGCAATAAAAAAGGCGGTAAAAAAGGCGGCGGTAAAACTAAAGAACAAATTGCTGCCGAAAAAGAAATCAAAAAGCAAAACGAAGATTATATGAAAATCGTTAATGACCTTAACGAAAAAATTGCTGACGCCCAAAATAAATATCAAGAACAAATGGCTAAGGCTAATAATAAATATAACGAAGCAGTTGCGAGCGCAAACGCAAAAGCCGCAGAAGAAACCATTAAAGCCGAACAAAAGAAAAATGACGATATTACTAAGGCTAATGAAGAATACCGAAAGAAAACTCAAGCGGCTCAAAAAACGTTTAACGAAACAATGGGCAAACTTAATACTAAACGTGCCGAAGATTTGGCTAAACTTGAAAAAGATAACGCCGCAAAAGTGGCTGAAATCTATAAAGCAAACGCGCAAAAGTTACAAGATATTGTTAATCAAAGTATTGATAGATTACGTAACGCGTATAAACAAGGAACTTCATTTAGCGTTACAGATTTATTTAAAGGTTTAGTTGAGGCTGGAACGGCAAGTGCGGAAGGGTTATTAGACGCACTTAGAAACAAACTTAATGGCGCTCGCCGTTTAGCGGCTAAGGCTTCCGAATTAGCGGCGGCTGGATTTAGTCAAACGTTTATTGAACAAGTTGTATCGGCTGGACCCGAAGTAGGAACTGAACTTGCCGATAGCATTTTGAAAGCAACGCCAGAAACTATTAAAGAGTTACAAGCAACTTTCCGTGCTATGGAAAACCAAACTGATAATGGTTTAGACCAATTAGCAACAGTTATGAACCGTGGCGCAAATCTTGCTACTGATGAACTTAACAAGGCTTATCGTGAAGCCCAAAGCGATTTACAAATATTCCTTGCCGAACAAGCGTCAGATTATATGGCGGCGCAAGCGGAAATTAACCGCGAATTTACAGCTCAAATGACCGAAGCAGAAAAAACACGTGACGAAGCGTTAGCGTCAGCGCAAGCAGATTTAACCGAAGCACTTACTACTATTAATAAAGAATTTCAAACACGTATTGCTGAAATAAATAAAGATTTAAATGACGCATTAGCAGAAGCCGCCAAAGATTTGGCAGAAGCAACTGCGGAAGCACAAAAGGAACTTTCTGATACGTTAAACGAAATAGCCAAAGAATTTGATGAAAAACTAGGCAAAATAAAAGGTGCTATTGCTTCTACAATGGCGGCTATTGCGGCACTAAGAGCACAACTATCCTCTCTTACAATTTCTGGTGGCGTTGGTGGTGGCGGTGGTCCAATAACTCCGCCTAAACCTAT